TAACATATCCGTCAATATATGTAAACACCAATACTCAATTAGTGTTTAGTGTATCATTTATGTTACAACTCGTTATCATGCACATAAAGCTGAATCAATGCGTAATGCAATACCTTCAGTAGATCTTTACGAGCATCATCATGAGTACCTTTTTTACCATAACGCTGTGCATACTTTAGAACATTACCGATACAGAAACCAGTACCATGACCTCCGTCGATAATAAACTCGGTTGCCTGGAACTTGTCACGAGCATAGTGTTGACCATAGGTACTATCAATATACTTTTTAAATTCTTCGATGAGTTCACCTTCGTTGAATTTATAGTCAATCATAATTTATCTTCCTTCATGTTTATAAAAGATGTGGCGGTCAATTTTACCAACCTTTTGCATAGCCTTTGCCCAGGAGGGACTCACATAGTCAGCATGGTAGAATGTAGAGCCTTCAGTGATGTCGATTACATTACCATTATACACTGCTTCGGCGATCTCGTAAACCTCTTTGTAAGCTTTTCACTATCAGGTTTATCTGATTTACCGTCGTGTGTCCATGAAAACTGTTTAGGTTCCCAAACAACATCACATACGCTGTTTGGGAATGCAGGGTGTTTTACACGGTTCATGGTAACATTTGCTACGGCAATTTTACCTGCATCAGACTCGGTAAGAGCCTCAAAGTAGATATTATCAGCCAAGCATTTGATTTCAGCGGCTTTGGATTCATAAGCATGCATACAAGCAATCAGAAGACCGCCGACGATAGCAGCATTCATAATATTAGCCATGACGTTTACTACTCTCATATTAGCCTCTTTTTATAGTACTTATACTATCACAAAGCTTGAGGCTTGTAAACACTTTTTTTTAAATTAATCCAATTTTTTTATGCCAAGTGCCCAATTTTCTGCGGCATCTTCGACATAATGAAGTGAATTATTTGGAAATTCTTCCGAAAAGAATTGTTTACCATGATCATCATAGTATTCAATGTAAGCTACTTCGTCCTTAAAGTTCATCCAAACCTCACAGTGGCCACGGCCTGGCGGATCGGCATAGTATGTTGAAATTTTTCTATTCATTTACAAACTCCTCTACCATTGGAAAGATCTTAGAAATTGCTTGAGCAACTGCACGTGCAACTTCCATATGTTCCTTTTGTGTACCATTACCTGACCGTAGCTCAATAAAGTGCACCCAGGAACGTAGTGTGCCATTCATATAGATTCGACTTACAGTGTTACCTTCAGGAAGAACTGCCCGAGCTTGTTCCTTTGCAATACCAACACCAATCGCCCAGTTGTATGCCATTTTAGCTTCATGAATAAGCTGCATCTGTTTCATAGCCCAAGCCTTAGCAATATCTGGATCATCACATGGTACACTGTTCTGACGATTCTTAGTATCTTGCATACGGGCTTCACGTAGGACAAACGATTCGTCTAGGGACTGTGGGTCTGCATATCGTTGGCTAAATTCCTGGAAGGAAAAGCTACGATGCCTTAGGATTTGTCTGGCAATGTCCCGAGTCGTATCAATTCCAATTGTTGCACTTGCCATTTCGAGAGGCGACCAGTGTTTGTGTTTGATAAGATATCGGACAAGCTTTTCTCCAGATTCGTTGTTGAACTGGTTTGATGGGTTTGATACTCGGGCACAGTATGCGATAAGTTCGAGGGCATCTTTAAAATCCTCCTTAAATTCTTCTGCTGGCGCAGGTTGTACAACCAAATAGGCTTTCATAGCCTGATTAGCAAATTTCATATTAACCTCCAATTGCCAACAGTGGGTTTTTAGAACCTTTCATTTCCGCACCACCTGAAATATATTTCAGATATGCTTTACCATTTACCTTGTGACGAATGAATGGGCGGTTGGTTTGATTCTTATTTGGATTCTCCAAAGTGATTACAACATCCTGGCCTTTTTTCAATGCCGCCAATTTACGTAACATTTTATCCGCCTCTGTAACACCAACACCACGTGTGCTCATAGAACTACGGCGTTCACCTTTCGATACTTCGTGCTTACCGCTACCTTTTTTACCTTTAGCCATGATATATTCTCCTAGAATTTAAAGTCTTGAAATTTTTGTTTGTCAGCATTGTTAATTGCGGTTTTATCAAACACAGGCGTGTCATCAACCAGTCTATCATCACATGTAGTATCAAATATACGCATTTTACTACGGTCAATACCTACAAGGAATCTCTTATCCCTATTGGGATCATTATATCTATTCTTTAATTGTTTAACCATAATTTGACCTTGTTGCTCAAGTTCCTCATTGGATACGAGGGCAAACATGAGGTCGGCGGTAGCGGGTAGTCCAAAAGATTCGGACGTATCCTCAAGCCCAGGATCCGAGCTAGAGAAACCTGTACGTGTCGTCTGCGTTGCAGAGACAATCGGGACATTGAATTCAACTGCCAAGCCACGAAGCTCTTCTGCAATTGCTTTAATATATGCATAACTATTAATAGAGCCTCCCATCTTCATACGTGACGATGCACAGATATTTAGATAATCAATCATAATAATATCTGGAACAAAACCTTTTTTAAGTTTTAATTCGTTTAGTAGTGCTCTCATATGGTTAGCATTAGCACTACCAGTAGGATATTCCTTAATAATCAACTTACCATTTGTTTTTGTTTTAAGACGATTAACCGCATTTGCAAACATATCCTGACTCATATTTTCAATTTGGTCAATTGGAATGTCAAGTAAGTTAGCATCGATACGTTCGGCGATTCTTTCCTCACTCATTTCCATGGTAATATATAACACATTTTTACCTAGAGCAAGAGAACTAGCAGCAAGATGACACATAAACAAAGACTTACCAACACCTGTCCCTGCCAGTGCAATGTTGAGTGTTTTATTAGGAAGTCCTCCCTTGGTGATCGTGTTGAATTTTTCAACATCGAAGGGGATTCTTTCCTCTTGCTCATGATAGAACGCATATCTCTCAAGCACATTCTCCAAATAGTCGTGACCAATGTTGGTATCAAAGCTAACAGCAAGAGCCTTTTGCAGTAAATCCGGTAGAGAATCTTTAGTTAGCTTTTGGTGTTTACCATCAATAACGGTAATTGATTCCATGATGGCATTAAACAGTGCACGATCCTGGCACCATTTTTCTGTTTTATTATAGAGCCATGTTTCATCAATCTCTTCGTTTTTAAAGATCTCTGGAATGATTTCCACGGCATGGCGATAATGTTCATCCGACAATGAATTATTATCATCCAATTCAATTTTAAAAGATTCTGCAGTTGGTAGTTTATTATATTTCGCAACAAACACTGCAACCTGGCGAAATAGTTGTTGATATACACCTTCAAAGTATTCTGGTTTAATAAATGGCAATACCTTGCGCATATACGATTCATTAGTTAAAATATTTCTTAGAACTGTTTGTTCAATATTCGCCGTTATCAAAATATGATTCCTTTAATTCAAACTGATTATCAATACCTTTTATAAGATCTATCATCTTTTGAATGTTTTGTTTTTTACGTTCAGTAGTCCATGGTATATCATTCATTTGTTCTATAAAATTAGCTAATTCCAATTTTAAAAGAGGTAAGTGAAGTTCCTCAGGAAGCTTATATTCATTATTCATTATATCACTGGTTCTATTTGGCATTTTACAAAACAAATAAACCAAATATTCTGGTTCTGATCCAATAATATCAGCCAATTGTTGCCTTGTGATTTTACCTCTCAATGCATCACTTTTAAAATATGCCGTTTCATAGAGAGAGTGACAAAGGCCTGCATAACACAAGCCTTTGTCCTCACCCCAGGATCTAAGAATATCATAAGTTCCAAACAAATGTTCCATAAAATGGCGGTCTGAATGACCGATACCGTTAACCTGACTTTCAACCCATTTTATGATTTCATATGTTGTCATTTACCTTGAGCCTTTTCGGAAGCAATTTTTGCTGATTCCTCAAGTATGTTTGATAATATCATACCTGCGGTATTTTGTAAATCAATATTTTCGTCTGCATTCAATGATGGATCTGGTGAGGAAACAATATCAAAATTAAACGCAAGATTTTCACCATCTTCAGTAACTTTTAATTGAGAAAAATTCAATACAGTTTCAACAAACTCACCTGTTAAAATACGAATATCCCAATTCTCACCAGCACCAGGAATCAACTCATAGTCTTCATTCTGTTTCATCAATTGCCTCCACAATATCTTCCATATCTACCAGAGATTCATGCCCAATACTATATTGTTTTTGAATAAAATCTTTAAAGTCGGTATTATTAAATAATGTCTGCCAGAATTCTTCTTTTAGAGTACCATCCATACGAACCTTACCAGACAGAACCTCACCGGTCTTAGGATCAATTGCCTCATACCAACCAGCAGAAGGTTTACGAACATATCCACCAGCAATGCCAACCTCGGTAAGACCTGACCATTTCTGGACACCACCTTCCCAATTAACTGTAATCGGAATTTTGGATTTTTCTTTTACATAACGAGATTTTTCAACATTGATAACGAAGTGATAGCCTACAATGTCGGTACCTTTTTTCTCTTGTTGACGACCAAGGATCCAAATATTATCTGCCGAGTAATAGATACCAGTACCACCAGAAACAATAGCTTTAGGGAACAAGCCCATCTCTTGGTAGGTATGGTTAACTGCCAACAGAGGAATATCCTTCATTGCCAAATATGGAGTTGTCATACGGAACAAGCCTTTTAGAGCCTTGGCACGTGACATATCGGCAACCGATTTTTCATTCAGAGCATCTTCCATTTCTTTTTTAGATGCAAGGTTACCAATAGAGTCAATAACAACAACTACCTTTTCTCCACGTTCAATAGCTTCAAGTTGGTTAATCATATCAAACTTGAGTTCTTCTACATTGGTAATAGGTGTATGCAGAACACGAGATGTATCAATGCCAAATTGTTTAAAATAGGACTGAGGTGAACCAAATTCCGAATCGTAAAACAACATTACAGATTCAGGATATTTGTTCATATATGCCGCAGCCATAAGCAGAGCAAAGGATGTTTTAAAGTGTTTAGATGGACCGGCAAGGACGGTAAGGCCAGGAGCCAAACCGCCATCAACACTACCAGACAGTGCCACATTTACCATAGGTACATCAGTGGGCACCATATCTTTATTATTAAAGAACTTTGATTCACTTAAAATTTCAGTGTTTTTGAGTTTAGAGTTCTTTTTAAGTTTATCCATAATGGACATGTGTTAATCCCTTTAATTCCATTCCGATGTTTTTTCAAGTGCAATCCAATATCGCACATCATCGGTAGCGTGTTTAAATTCAGAAACCAATTTGGACGAAATTGATACATTATAATCACCAGGAATAACCTTAAAGTTATTGATGTTAAAGATCAATTTAAATTGATTTTGTTCTGGATAATCACCAGCAATACTTGTCGAATACGTATTGCTTGTACTGTTATTATTATCAAAGATACTCAATTTCAGGCTACCACCATCAGGCTCAATGGCAAGAGATTCATGACCCAGAGCAGATGCAGCACGTTTCAGTTTAGCAAGAGTATCAGCATCAAGTGTAAAGGTTACATCAGCATTAGGCATCTTTACATCATTCGATGGCGTTGTCAAGATGTCGGCATCCGAAAAGAAGTATTTAATTTTGGTCCGACCAGTGGTATCACTGATGGTTACATAATCATCAGTAAAGGTTAGGGCAGGGGTATCAACCAGGTTCAGAACACCCAAGAATTCATTCAAATCATAGATACCAAAGTCACGATCAAATTCCTGATCCACAGTTGCACTTGATACAACATTGCGGGCTTCGGTCATGGTTTTAATATTATTACCTTTACGAACAACCAGGTTGGAATTGATAGCGGAAAAGTTTTGAAGAACTTTTAGGGTTGTGTCTTTCAGTTGCATTATATAGCACTCCGTTGTTTAATATATGGACAATTATACAATATACTATTGTTATTGTAAATCAATTATTTACGATATAGGTTACATTTTGTTCTTTTTCACGGTCATCTTTTTCATATGCACTACGTATAGCATTATTGACCGCAATGATTTCACGAAGAACGGTAAAGGTATTATCGAATGCAAGGAATGCAGATG